ATCAGACACATCCAACTCAATACCAGAAATACCAGTAGTAGTTGAACCTGAGTGAGTAGCAACAGTGTCAGCAACTTTACCAACGTCTGTTTGTGCAGAGTTTGTAGCCGAGTCACCTTGTATCAAGAATCTTTGATACGGGTTGTCGAATACAAAACCTCTAATTTTTCCCTGCGTAATATTCGTTTGAGAATAAAAGTTAGAGAATTTTGGCTTCCCTGTTGATGGGTCGCTGTCGATCAAACATCCATTAAAGACACCAATGTTGTCTACATTTGTTACTGCTTCTTGAACAGCAATAAATCCAGCATTGTTGTCATCGATCTCTACAGGGTCTCCCTGAAAGATTGATGTGCCTTCGTTGTCCGGAATAAGATATTCCGTCATTTGAAAGTCAGAGCTACCAACAGTGTTACCTATAGGTCTAAGACCAAATGGGGCATCTATATTTGCCATATTGTTATCCTCCTTAAAGGTTCTATTGTTAGCAGTGGGTAGGAATTACTAAATAATTAGTTTTTCTTTGTACCACCAAAAGTTACACGAGTCTGCCTCTCTTGATTGATTGGCATACTTGGGTGCTGTTCCTTTAAGACATCGTTATCTAAAGCGTCATTTCGATCTTGAGTTACTTGTTTAAAGTAATCTTCACGAGACTTTGCGAGCTCTTCGGGTATCCTTGCCAGCACAAGGCCACCAACCCCGATTACTCCTGCGTATTTACCGTCATTGACTGTTGGATAATCATGTTCTGGATATTCATCAGCTCTTACAAGCTCCCATCCAGATCTGATTTTGCCTGACATGTTTTTTGTATCATCAAAACCCATGCTCTCGGCGCGTATCCATCTATGTCTATAACCGTCTGGCGCAGGCGGTGAATCCAGTGATGATGGAGGAGTCCAAACTTTAGGTCTTTCTTGTTTAACCCTAGTTTCACTCACGCGGGAAGTTTTTTTAGTTTTCTTTTCCATATGCTTATACCTCCTTCGCGGCTAATTGTTTCGCATACTCTTCGAGTGGCACACCTAATCTTTTAGAAATTGCTACCTGTGACGGTGTGAGTTTCACAGTTTTTCTGCGTCCCTTTGCGGCCGGACGTTTGGCACTTGCTACGTTCTGCGTTGGCGCAGAAGGTGTAGATGACTCCACATTATCAAATTTATGTGGGAATTCAAGTCTTATTCGTCTATCTACTTCAGAATAATATTCATCTGATTGTGGGTCAAATCCTTCTTCTTCTACAAGCTTTTTGTGTATGTCAAATGCAGTGTAAGTCATTGCATTATCAGTACCAAACCACGTATTTCTGCTTGCCCAAGCATCTGCTCTAGGGTCTACAGGTGGTGGTGTAGCTTGTTTTGGAGTTTCTGTTGGAGCTGTTTGTTCTACAGGTGTTTCTTGTATTTCTTTAATTTTAGCAAGTCTTGTTGAATCCATGGTCAATTGTGCAAGTTCTGTTTGCGCAGCAACCTGTGCTTCAATGTCACCTGCATTGATAGCATTTGCTAATTTAGTTTTTACAGCATCAATGTTAGTTGTAACTCTTTTTTCAAACTCTTGTGTGTAAGATGAATCTAAAGTTTTATATTTGTTTCTTAGTTTTTCAGCTTCTTCTTTTTGAGTTTTTGCAAAAGTAATTGCTTCTTCTTTTTGTCTTTCAGCTTCACGCATTTTACGTGTTAGCTTTGCTATTCTTTTTTGCACACCTTCAGAGTACTCACCAAGTTCGTCTTTTGGTTTTTCTTCTGTTGCTTCAGCTGTTGCTTCAACTGGTTTTTCTTCTTTTGTTTCTTCAACAACTATTTCTTCAGCTGGTGTTGCTTCAACTGGTGTTGCTTCTAACTCAATTTCTGTTTCTTGCTCAGCAGCATCACCAACGTCTATTATCTTTTCGTCGTCTTGCATAGATTATCCTCCTCTATGATTACATTGCGTGCAAGATATCTTCGGGATTGTCTATTGTCCCTAGTATCTCGTCATCGTTTAACATTCTTATCTCACCACCATCAATCTCCATTCGCGATCCTGCATATCGTGCAAAGATCACCCAATTCTTCTCCGCGCACCACGGACCTGTAGGATATTTCTCTTTATCCTTGTAACAAAGATCACCCATCTTCAATACGTATCCAACTTGCGTTGCAACACGTGCGCGATCTAATGTTTCCTGTGCTATGATAATTCCGCCTTCGGTTTTTTCTTTAACCTTAAATGGCATAACAAGTATACGCCACCCAGTAGGGTTCGGTAACTTTTCTAAACTTGTGGATTGTGTTTCTTCTTTAGCTTGTTCAGCTTCTTCTTTATATTTATCTTCTAATGCGTGTGATGTTTGTTTCGTCATCTGGTTCTGGCTCCTTAGGGTTTAGCAGGTTAGAGAGTTCCTGTTTAATTTGATCCATCATGTGAATCTTACCGAGAATATAGTTGTATTTCTCCATACTGTCAACACCGCCTGCAATAAGAACTTGTGCGTTGTTGTCTATACCGTCGTCTAATAATCTTTGTATTTTATATATTACGTTTATCGGGTCTATAGCTTCTGACATATTTCTTTTTCTTATCTCCTAGTTTATGCCAAAACTCATCAAGAGGGTTGGCTTTTTGTTTACAGCATTCCCCCGAACGTGCTTTTTCGTCCGTGTGATTATCACACGTTTTGTCTTCCCCCATCGTAAGTCCCCCTTACTTTTTCTTGAAAATATCGGCTCCCTTGAGGCCGTATATACTAGCGACGACCCCGATAAAGAGGCTCTGGTACCAAAAAGGCATACTACCAAACTTCTCAAAGAATATATCTAGCTTCTGTTGTATGTCTGGATCATCACTAAAAACGCTCCATATCAATAGTAACACGGGCGCACTTACGAGCAAAAGCACGAACTCGTCTTTCCATCCCTTGTCGTTTGATTGTCTAACAGCGGCTTGGTACTCCACTTCTCCGTTGGCCATCTTCTGAGAATGCAATAAAGCAGCCTCCGACATAAGTATTTTTGCTTTTTGTTTATTAGCAAAAATAGCTGAGCCAGTTTTTAATACCGTAGGTAGAAGTGAGAGTAATGGTCCCATTAATTATTTTATGATTGTAACTATTATTGCTACAAGGATAGCGGCTGCAATAAGTTTTGTTTTCCAACCCATTTCATTCCACTTGTTCATAGCTTTTGCTTTTAAAGATTCGATCATGATGACCTCCTTTTTTTCTTTTTTACACCTGCTTCGCTAAGCGCGATAGCTATAGCTTGTTTTCTATTTACCACTTTTTTCTTAGATTTACCAGATTTAAGTTTACCAGATTTATATTCACGCATTACTTTGCTGATTTTATTTTCTTTTTTCATTATGCTTTTGTTGCAAGATACTCTGCTATTTCTGGTGGATAACCTCGTGCTATGTATTCATTGTACGCTCTAAGTTGTTCTTCAGTAAATTTTGATTCTACGGGATTAACAAATTGTTCTGTTGGTTGAACAAGTGCGCCAGGTCTAGCATTTTTTTCTGCTTGTTCTTTTTCAAACTGAGAAATAGCTATGTCTGCTTGTTGGTCTAATGTCAAACCTCCTTGTATATTTTCTAGTTGAGATATTTGTGCAGTGTTAAAATGTCCAACGGGTCCTGTGTATTGCATTGGTGCTCCTGGGGCTGCCATTGCATAATTACTTGGGTTTGCAAGATCAACTGGATTGTTTGAAAACGTTTGTCCCAAAAGACCTGCAAGTGTTCCAGTAAAACCTAAACTGGCTAGTGCCGCAGGATTAAAACCTGTCATAGTTTCTGTGCTTGCAATACCATATCCTGTTCCTAGAGGGTTTTGAGCTAACGACATAAGACCACCAATAAGATCGCCTGGAGAAACGTTTGCTTTAATTGAAGCTAGTCTGGCTACTTCTGGGTTGTCTGTATAATTAGAATAACGATCTATAAAAGCTTTTTCGCCTAAATCTTTTAAATTACTAAGAAAACCTAATCCAAAACCAGATTTTGTAGGTGTCTGCTGTTTTTTAGTTGCAAGATCTAAATTAGGACTAACCCCATAAATATCCTCTGCAGACGGCTGTGGGTCTGGAGTTACTTTATTTTTATTATTATCTGGACCTTTACCTGGACCTAATCCGTCTTTACCTACGGTGGTTCCTGCTCCTGGTCTTGCTCCTCCTAATCTCATGCTTATTTTCCCTCTTTAATCGTTGCTTGCATCTGTTTTATACCATCTTTTGCAAGTGATACTGATGCTCTAAGCTTAGCATGGTCATCATCTTGCTCAAGTTTATCCTCTGCAATTTGTCTGTTTTGTAGCATTTTTAGTGCGTCCATTTCGGCCTTAGTTTCGCCTTCTTCGCGTTTTCTCTCCTCTTCTTTGGCTTTTAGCTGTATTTCATCACTTTTTAACCTCAATAATGGGTCATTATCGATCTGATTTAGCACTTTTTTCTCTTCTTCGAGGTATTCTGCCATTGTTTCAGCAATTAATTTGGCTTTTCTAGACTCAATAGCCTCTGTTACCTGTTTTGTTTCGTTTTGTAGCTGTTGAAGTTGCGGATTTTGCTGCATTTGTTGCATCATTTGCGGATTTCCTTGTGCTTGCATCATCATTTGTTGCATTTGTTGTCCCATTTGCTGCATTTTCATGATTTCGTCCTTAAATTCTAGCTGAACTTGCTCTGTTGCCATCAAAGTGATGTGTTCTAGTATGTTTTTTTGCAGTGCCGCTATAATTTGTGGGTTTGTACGTGCCATCATCGTGCCCATGTAGCTTAAATGTGCGTCCATGTGCGCTTGGTGGTCTTGTCCTGGAAACGCTTTGAACGGCTGACCGCTTAATGCTTGTATATTTTCCATTGCAGGGTCCATCGCTTGTGGTGGCTGTGGCTTTTTTAGTAATGTGTCAATGTCTTTTACACCTAATGCCTCGTACATATCACGATACGCTTGATACAAATTATGCATCTTAGGATTAGACATTGCCAACTGTAGTTGAGTTTGTGCAATACTAATTCTTTGCGTTTGTGAAAATATGTTTGGATCAGCGATTGGTACGATGTCAATACGTTGGTCAAAGTCAGTTGCAAATATTTGTCTTTGTCCACCGACTACATCATACGGATATTGTTTTGGTAAGTATGTCGCAAAGTTATCTGCGATCAACATAAACTCACACTTTAGTGATTGATACAATCTTTTGTGTATCGCTGACATAACCCGCGATCCGCGTTCCAATAACGCGACGGTTGTGCCAACTGCTGCACTTTGATTACCATCACCAACTTGCATATCAGCAATAGACGCGAATCGTTGACCTGCTTGTACAACAACACCCATCAATGATAACAATGTTTGGTCTGGTCCTTTAAATGGTAACGGCATAAACGCGTCACTTAAATTTCCACCAGGAGCGTCAACATCACGGAACTCACCCGGCTGCAACGGTTGAGCTTCGTCTCTGACTCGAATGCCTCTTTGTTTGAATCCGGATGGGAGATTTGCTAACGTACCTGCGTCTAAGAGTTGTCTTAGAGCAGCTGTGGCAGTTCTTGATAAACCACCGATCATGTGAATAAGCCCAAATCCGTAGAAGCCTAGTCCTGGTAAAAACTTAAAGTGTACAAAATAATCACGGCGCGCGCGTCGTGGATCTTGTGCGTTAAAATTTCTTCTGATTGATAAAACAGTCGCTGTGTCTTCGTCAACTGTTACGATGTAAGGTAATTTTAATCCTGTTGCTTCTCCATTCTCATCAACATCTTGGAAGCCTTCTAAATCTAAATCACAATGACATTCAAGCAATGTTATTACTTCGTCATTCGACGCAGTAACTCCTGAGATACGATCCTTTGCCTCTGACACATCTGTGTCAGTAGGATTACTTGGTTGTAGATCTGTCTCTCTGTAAAAACCGCTTAGTTGATATTTTAATAATTCATTTCCTGACATACGAATAGTATGTGTAATTGTATCTGCATCTTCTAAACTTGTTGCTGTGTATGGTACAACTAAATCTTCTGCAGGAATAAATTTAGACACACAACGTTGTAAAACAGAATCATAGTAAACTTTTTTAAATGTAGAACCTGCAAGAGGTAAATTAAATAACATCTGATCAAACTCTGGTTCATATTCTTTCATCTCTACCATTAGTTGATAGTTCATAAATTCTTTTACACGCTCAGACTGATCTTCTTTTGCTTGATCTATTTTACCAATAATTTGTGTTCGCACTGGACCACCTGCAGGTAATAATTCTTTGTATGCTAGTGATTGAAATTGTGTAACTGCTTCTGCAAGTACAGGATGTGTTGCACCTGATGCACCTTGAAATGGTTCTGATCTGTTTTCGTATTTAAAACCTAATAGGTCTAAACCTTTTGTGTATGCATCTTCCCATTCTTGTCTTGATGCTTTGTATTCATCATGATCAGAAACAATCTGTGCTCCTATTTCAATAAGTATAGAATCATCTAATGCTTCTGCTAAATTCTCATCGTGGTTTTCTGAGCCAACACCTGCTATTGCTTGTGGATCAAAATCAATCTCAACACCACCGTCTTCAGTCTCATTTATTTCTATAGGCTCTTGGTTTCTTTGTTGAGCCATCTTTTCTTGTATTGCTTGTATCTGACCTTGTTTGCTTGGAACATTTACTTTTGTTCTAATATTATTTGGTAAGTCAAACTTGTTTGATTTTTCTATAGCCATTATGCTGTCCTTTGTCTAAATAATGAACCCATGCCGCTTGACATTGGTCCTGCTTGTGGTGGTACTAATCCACCTAGTTTAAATCCGGGCTCCTCGGTCCGCGTTCTTTTTACAAAATCTTCTATTGCATCATCTACTTGCATCGTGGTTCCTCGAGTTGCAAATTCTTCAACGTTGCTAAGATCAGATACAACTTCATCCATTCCCATTGAATATTGTTCAAGGTCTGCTGCACCCTCGTGTCCTTTTCTAAACTCTCCAACAAAAAACGATGGTTCATCTGTTACACTACTGCCGTCTTCAAAATATCTTTTCATTGATGGCTCATACTCAAAACCAATTTGAGTTCCCTCGTTTGACGTAGTGTAAATATCTATTCGTCCTGTGTTTACATCTTCTACCATTTTATATTCTGTCATACCATCTTTGTATTTATACACTGCATTTACTTCACCTTTGTTTGGCGCTGCTGGTGATATTAAGTTACCTTTTGTTTGTATCTTACCAACAAGTAGTGGGAACCATTTAGGCATGCCTGGTGCTGATAATGTTTTTGCTGCGGTAATACCTGTTTTTGCTGCAGGCATTAAAGCTTTACCTCCAAGCAACGTAGCTATTCCACCTGCCATTGTTCCAAGAAAACCTCTTCTAGTCATGGGTAATTTACCTTTGCCAGGAACATCTCCACCAGGTTCAAATCCTATGCGACCACCTTCTGCCATTTTAGGTTTGTCTGGATCAAACGGAAACAAGTCTAGCATTTCATCTAAGTCTTCTAACCCTCCTGACATTTTAGATAATGTTTTTTGATTTATTTTTTCTAGCTCCCTTGCTTTTTCAAACTCTCCTGCTTCAATAAGTTTGGCTATTTTTCTATCGTTGGCTGCAACTTGTTTAGCCATGTCTCCGGCTAAGTCTGTTAGTTGACTTTTATCTAATCCTTGTAATCTTTTTCGCACCTCCATTGTTTCATCTACAAACTGATCTGTTTTTAACGCATCCACTTCTTCAGGTGTCATATCTTCTACTTTTTTAGCAAAACCTAAATCTGCGGGGTCTGGAGCATCAGCACTTGCAAGTATACCTTTTGCTCTTTCTTTACTACGCTGTTTACCAAACAAACTTACAACGTTGTCTGTATCAATATTTTTTCCGATCTCTTCTATCTCTTCTAAAAATGTTATGGGGTCATCTGAAGTTAAACCTAGATTATTATCTAGGTAAGCTTTAATCATATCATCGTCATCTATAGTTGCTCTTTTAGGTGAACCAGGAGGATATGCTTCATTCATTTTTTCTACAACAGCAGCTTTTGCTCTATCGATATTTAGTCCTGTTCTTTCTGCTACAAATGCAATAGAACGCTCTGGTCCTTCAAACATAGTTGCAGACATACGTTGCGGTCTATCGACAACAGTTGTCGCTTCACCAGAAGTTTTTTCTGCCTTAAATA